GAGCCGATCGACGCTGGCCGCTGGCCGGCCAATCTGATCCACGACGGCAGCGACGAGGTTTTGGCGGCGTTTCCCGATGCGCCTGGTCAGCAGCGCTATGTAGGACCAGAGCATGGCGATCGCCCTTCCCAGGGTATCTACGGTGACTTCGGCTCAAGACCGGCGAACCCACCTCGCGCCGATGCCGGCTCCGCCGCGCGTTTCTTCTATTCCGCCAAAGCCGACGCCAACGATCGCATTGGCAGCAAGCACCCGACCGTCAAGCCGGTCGATCTGATGCAGTGGCTGTGTCGGCTTATAACGCCGCCAGGCGGAACAATACTTGACCCGTTCGCCGGCAGCGGCAGCACCGGCGAGGCGGCGTGGCGCGAGGGATTCCAAGCCATCCTGTGCGAGCGTGAGGAAGAATACCAGGCCGACATTCAGGAACGCATGCGGCTGGCGAATTCCGGGCCGATTGCGCGCAAGCAGCGCATCGCTAGCCGCAAGCGCGTCGTCGCGAACGATAACGATTTGTTCGGTGCGGTCGGAGCCAGCGGGGGGGGCAGGCAGATCTACGGGAAGTTCGCCGACCAACTACCCGGATACAGGCGGCGTGATGGCCGGTAAGGGCGGTTTTGGATTTCGTATTCGTGAGCAGCGCGCAAAATTGGAGGCAAAATGACCCCAGCCCACACCCAAGCCTACCCCTTCCTCCCCACGGAGGACAAGGACGGCACACCAACAGTCTGCCACGTGTGCGGTCGGCACGCGACCGGCATTGGCGCCGGGAGTTTCAAGACGGAGCCGCGCTGGCTGTGTCAGCCATGCATCGTGCTCATCGATCGTATTCGCGATAACCAGAGGCTTGACGCCTACGAGATGAAAGCGCTCGACGGCGGCGTCGATGCGGTCGGTGATTATGTGGCTGAGATCGGCAAGACCGATCTCGGCGATTATGACGAACTGGAGCAGCGCATGCTGGTGAAAGCCGCATGGCAAGGCGCGGTTCGCCGGCTGCATGAGATGTTGAGTGAGGGGGGGGCGCCGTTTTGATGAAGCACGACAACGACAACACTCGCGGCATTGTAATCCTGCTGTGCAATCTCACGGACGCCATGGCTGAGCCGTGGGCTGACGCCGGCTACGAGGTCATCATGGTCGACCCACAGCACGGGGAGACCACCGCCGTCGCCGGCATTACCCGCGTCGCATCAACAAACATCGGCGCCGGGCCAATTCTCGGCGCGGCAATCCGCAGCGGCCGTGTCGTCTTCGTGGCCGGCTTCCCGCCATGCACCGATGTCGCCGTGAGCGGAGCGCGCTGGTTTGAGGCCAAGCGTGCCGCCGACCCCTATTTCCAAGCCAAGGCGGCTATCGTGGCCGAGCAATGCCGAATGGTCGGCATCCTGTCCGGTGCGCCGTGGATGTGGGAGAATCCTGTCTCCGTCTTCACAAACATCTTCGGAACAGCAGACCATACATTCCACCCATACGAATACACCGGTCTGTGCGCCGAGGACAACTACACCAAGAAGACGCTTTTGCGGGTAGGGGGGGGCTTCCGGATGCCGGATAAGTGCCGCGACAAGTCGCTGGGCGAGCCCGACAACCGCATTCACGCGATGCCCCCGAGTGAAGAACGCGCTAACCTGCGGAGCGCCTTCCCGCGCGGCTTTTCGCGCGCCGTCTTCCTCGCGAACGCCCCACATCTGCGGGCCGCCAACGACAACCCTCAATCCCAGGACGCAGCATGACCCCACTCGAAATCGCCCTCCATTACACCACCCAGCATGGGTGGCCAGTCTTTCCTTGCCGCCCTGCCGATGAGGATGTTGTTGACCCCGCTACCGGCGAGATCGACACCCGCGCAGCAAAATCGCCCTACACATCGAACGGACTGCGCGGCGCCACCAAGTTCGAGCGCATCATTCGACGATGGTGGTCAGACAATCCGGAAGCAATGATAGGCGTGCCCACCGGCGCGCCTATCGGCGCATGGGTTCTCGACATCGACGTTCCCGGCAACCAGCACGACCACGATGGCCGGCTGTGGCTCGACGCCATGATCGCCGAGCACGGGCCGTTGCCGCTGACCCGCCAGGCACGCACGGCGGGCGGTGGCACGCACTATTTCTGGCGGCATAAGGACGGCGTGCGCAATCGCGCGGCGATCGGGCCTGGCGTCGATACGCGAGGCGATGGCGGCTATATCGTGGCACCCGGCAGCCGGCTTGCGAGCGGCGAGATCTACGAATGGATCAATGACGCGCCGATCGTCGACGCGCCGGAATGGCTTATGGATCTGGTCTTGCCGCGTCAGGCGCCTGCCGCCAGCCGCACCGATTTCACCTATTCTGCCGGTGGAAACGACGCCTACATCAACGGCGCCGTAGACGCCGAACTGGCGGAACTGGCCGGCACGAGCAAGGGCGGTCGCGGCTATCAACTGAACAAATCCGCATTCTCGCTCGGGACTCTTGTCGGAGCGGGGGCTTTGTCGCGCACCGATGCGGAGGCAGGGCTTTATGCCGCCGCAGTGAGCAACGGCCTTGTCGCCACCGACGGTGAGCGGGAGGTATGGGCGAAGATAAGGCGCGGCCTGGATGCCGGGATAAAGCAGCCGCGCGACATTCCGGAGCCGGAATATCAGCAGGACAACACACGACTCATCGACATCACGCGCATGCGTGAGAATGCGCGGCGCAAGGCAGGAATTACAGCGCAGCAGCCCGAGCGGGAGGAAAACCCTTCGCGGACGGGCGAGCACCCAGATCGGGACGATCCTACCGACGAGCTGCGTGCCGACAACGATAACAGCCCGACCGGGACGGCCAGCGCGCCCGCTGCGTCACCGGCCAGCACATCACCACCAAGTGACGTTATATTCGCCACCCCGTTCAATTGGATTGACCCCAAGTCGCTGCCGCGCCGGGAATTCGCGTTCGGCACGCACTACATTCGAAAGTATGTCTCGGTGACGGTGGCGCCGGGCGGGCTGGGCAAGACTGCCAACAGCATTGTCGAATCGCTGTCCATGGCCAGCGGCAAAGACCTGACCGGAACAAAGCCGTCGCAGCGTCTCAAGGTCTGGTTGTTTAACGCCGAGGATCCCCGCGATGAACTTGAGCGGCGCATTATGGCGGCGGCGATTCATTACAAGCTCAAGCCCGATGATTTCGAAGGCCGCCTTTTCCTCGATAGCGGGCGCGAGCAAGAGTTGGTCATCGCCCAAGAGGACAGAAAGACCGGCGTGAAGATCGTCGAGCCCATCGTCGAGGCAGTCGCATCGCTGATCCTGCGCCTGGGCATCGACGTCATGATTGTCGACCCGTTCGTTTCGACGCATCAGGTCAACGAAAACGATAACGGCGCCATCGACAAGGTCGCGAAGCTGTGGGCGCAGGTGGCGAACGACACCAACTGCGCAATCGACATCGTGCATCATCTGCGCAAGGTGGCGGATCGCGAGGCCGCGGTCGAAGATGCCCGCGGGGCGGTGAGCCTGATCGGCGCGGCCCGATCCGTGCGCGTCCTGAACCGAATGTCGGCGGAGCAGGCGACCGAGGCAGGCCTCAAGCAGGAGGATCGCTTTGCCATGTTCTCAATCACATACGGCAAATCGAACCTCACGCCGCTATCCCACAAACAGCACTGGCGACGCCTTGAAAGCGTGCCGCTCGGCAACGGGCGCGGTCTGAGCAAGCCGCAGGACTTTGCGCCGGTCGTGACAGAGTGGCGCTGGCCGAACAGCGAGGAAATAACCGGCGCATTGACCGCCGACCAGCTTGCGCTCATCCGGGCCACGCTCGCCAGCGGCAGCTACAAGAAGGCTCCGCAAGGGCGTCCATGGGCAGGCGAGGCCATCGCCTATGCGCTTGGCGTGGACATCGACGACAAGGCCGAAAAGAAGCACATCGACGGGCTGCTGAAAGCGCTTCTGGCGGAGGGAGTGCTGACCGTGATCGAAGAAAAAGACCCTCTTTCGCGCAAGATGACGTCTTACGTCAGAGCCGCCTAATCCGCCGCTGATAGCGATCGATTTTCNNTGCGCAAATGAGTACTTCTCCGAAGTGCGAAGTTGCATACTTCTCCCTTTAGGGAAGTATGCACACTTCGTCTGCAGCAAAATTGCAGAGTTAGAACTTCGCACTTTTCACCATAAGGATGGTCATGAAGCGCACAACACAGACTACAACCATCAATGGTCGCCGCGTCCGTCTCGTCACCACCAACGGCAAGGTCACCATCAAGCCCGCGCCGGTTCAGGAATGGTTGCTCCAGGCAGAGGCGGTGCGCAGGCTGCGCGCCATGCCAGAGTACGCCTCAGCGGCTGACAACGTCCGCCCCGGAACGTTCACCCTGGCCGGTGACTTCAACGCTGGACGTCGAGGCAAGCAGGAGAGCGTCAAGGCAAAAGCAACCGGCTTGACGCCCGGCGAGCACGATGTCCGTGTCTACATGCATGGCGGCAGATTGGGCCTTATCGAAATGAAGGGTGCCGAAACTGTTTTGCGGCGCGAGCAGAAGGAGCGACACGCCTTGTTGGCCGCGCTGGGCTTCAAAAGACAGGCCATTATTCGCGAGGCAACTGCAGACTGCGCAGCCAACGAGGCCGTCAAAGCCGTAAGGCAATGGCTCGCCGAAAACGACAACGCCGCCCTTGACGGAGTCGAGGCTGCCTAGCTTTTTGGATGTAGCGGCAACATTGCGGGGAGCGAGATGACGAAAACCTACACGGACGAGCAACTGGATCGAAATGCGGCAAGCTGCACCACAGAACGCCTGACGAACGAGGACGACAATGTCTAAGCCGGCCACAGCCAGACTTCATCGCGCCCCCGCCAGCGACGGCGACAATCTTCCGGCTCGCATGGTCTATGCCGAAAACGAGCGGGACGCGGTTCATGCTCAGAAATCCAGGATCGCGATCCGCGCCAGTTTCGGCAAGGACTGGGATGGCGTTGCGGCCAATGACAACATTGCTTGGCCTCTGGCCACGGCGCTGATCCGTGAAGGCAACACCGAACTGCTCAAGTATGCCATGATGTATCGCAAGATCCACGACATGGCGAAGAGCAACGCGATGCTGGGGGGCTCAACGGTCAGCTTCGGTGAAGGCATGGCGATCGACCAGCGCCAATGGATCAAACCGAACGGTGAGATCGCGTACAAGGGCGTTCGAACAGTCTCGACCGCCGAACCCGAGGCGCAGCCGAAGCGCAAGAATGCCACTGACAGCGAAGAGCAGATGTCATCCGACAAGGTCGATAGCGGATGGTCGAACGTCCCGAAGCAGTGGAAGGGCGACGAGCCCGTCAACAACAAGATCGACGCTCAACGCCGGCTTAGGCAGTTGCAGGCAAGACTTGGGCATCTGTGCGAGCCGTTCGAGCTCGCCTGCATCGACGGAGTGACGTTGGCGGAAGTGGGCAATGCCTCCGGAGTGGCAAACCGCAGTGGTGCGCAGGCTGCCGGTAGGGTTCTGGTGCACACTGCGCTGGTCACTCTTCGAGACCATATGGACCCTCCGCGCCGAAGCGACCTGGCAACGTAGCGCATGCGCTGATTGGCGCCCCGAGCGGTAAGTATGAGAGGGCCTTGATGGTTCTCGCCATTTTCCCAGTTCGGTGCGTCGATGCCATTCAAGACGACCGACCCTGCCGTCAGGCGGGGTAACTATCCACGACACGCTATCCGGCGCCGGGTCGCTCCCGGCGCGCAGTGCCGCCTGTGATGTCGGACGTGTCGTGGCCTTCATACATCGCGGTGCGTCCCTGCCTTGCACATGCTCGCGATCCCCTTAGCCGGTGCGTTTACCTCCTTTCCGCGCCGGCTACGCGCGCGCCTCGGCGCTGCGCTGGCGGCGACTTGTAGGCACCAGTGCCTCGTCGCCGCCTTTCCATTCTGGTGGGCAGCATGATCATCGTAACCGTCGTCGGAAGCGGCATGGCCCAACTGGAAGAGGCTACGCGAGCGCTAGGTAGCGAAGGCAGGGCAAGACGTGCTTTCGCCCGCGCAATCAATCGCACCGGCGACACGGTGCGCAACGAGGCTGGCAGGGCACTCTCAGACCAAACGGGTCTGCCAAAGTCCACAGGTAAGCGCGCCTATCGCCAGGGTGGCGAGCGCGCCACGCCTGCATCGCTGAGCTACGTCGTCGAAGGCCGGGGCGGTGACATAAGCCTGCGGTATTTCAAGCCTCGCGAGACGCGCAAGGGCGTCAGTGCTGCGCCATGGAATGCCCGTCGCGTCTACCCCTCGACATTCATGAAGGCGGGATGGTGGCCCAAGCGCGTGCCAAAGCCTAACTGGAATCGCCAGGTTTTTGAGCGGATAGGCGATGGATATAGTTATGACGGGCTCAAGTCAAATGGCGCTAAGCGCGTCGGTACCAAGTTCAAGAAAGTAAAATCCGGTCTGTTCATCCCGATCGAACAAGTTCAAGGTCAGGCCGCGGAAGCGTGGCGCAAGGGTGCGCGAAGATTGCAGCCGCGCATAGAGCACGAGGTCAGAGTAATGACCAAGGGTATTGT